GCTCAGTTGCTTGCGATGGGTGTAGTATTGCAGATCGGCAATAGGCTTGCAAGCCCTTGAAAAGATTTTCTTGGAAATGCGGTTTCACCCGGGATTGCCGCGGTTTCCGCGCGGCTAGGCCGGGCGCCGGGAAACGACAATCCGGCCGCCGGCCCCCTTCGGCAGTTCCACGCGGCGCCGGCGGCGGCCTACCGTTTCGGTGGCCGTGGGGCTAATGCCGGTTATGGATGCCGCCACCGCGCAGCCTACTAGGCAATCCCACCAATGATTATCGCGGCCGAGCGTTTTCCATTCGTCAACCGTGCGGCCTCGCGCGGCAGTGTGTACGGGATACTCCGCGGCCAAGTGTTCGAAAAGCAAATCGTGATTGCCTTCGCAAAACGCGATTGCCTCCGGGTCGCCTACCGTCAGCCGCAGCCTCGCGGCAACAAACGATTTCCAATAGTTCGTATCGTAGAGCGCGGAGCGCTGGCCCGCGCTCACTTGACCGATGCGCCAGTTCAAGCCCACGCGGTCGCCCCGCGCCCGGCCTTGATCGATGATTGGTTTCGCGCTCGCGCCGATGCCGCGGCCGTGGCTAGGCAGGATGGTAGACGCGAACGCGGAGCGCCGCGCGAACGTGCGAACCGTCGATGTTGATTGCCCCCAGTTGGCATCCACCAGCATTTGATCGACGCGCATTGCCACGCCATCCTCCCGCGACCACTCGCGGCCTAGAAGATTGATAGCGACGGCATCCAGCCCCGCCGATAGCGAACCCTCCAACCCCGCCGCGCCCGTCGCCGCGGTCAGCGTGCGCTTCGCGTGGGCCGCTTCGAAGAATGAAACCGACTGATCGGGGAACGTGCCGTAGTCGATCACGGCGCCGCCGAAGGAACGCGACCACGACGCCACCAACCAAAACAATAGCCGCTCTTGAACGTCAACGAACGCGGTTAGCGTTTCATGCCCGAGCGGTATCACGCCGCGTGGAACGTTGCTCGCGCGCGTGGCTAGTTCGCGTTTATTGAGGCGGGCGGAATCGGTCTGCGAAACGATTGGTTCGTTTTGGAACTCTGACGCAAAAGCCGAATCCCCGCGATCAATGCGAAGGTTCCAAGCGTGTTGGAGTGCGGTCAGTTCGTCCGCATTCTTTCGCGCCGGCCAAGCAACCTCAGCGCCCGCGTCCATTTCCGCCTGCCGCTCGCGGTAGAACTCATCGGCCGCGCCAGTGCCTTCGCCCGTGCGCTGGCCGTCGCGCCGCAGTTCGGCATACTGCGCCCACAACTCATCGCGCTCCGGCCAGCGGTAGACGAGTTTGAGGCGCTTGCCCTGCCATGCCGGGTGTTTCTGGCGGTCGAGGAGCCTATCGGCTAGGTCATCCGTTTTCACTACGGTAACGGTGCATAGGCCGGCAATCTTTGTGCCGGGGCCGGCGAGGCCAAGGATTGCCCCCTTCAATACGGCCTCGCGCGTGGCAACTTGCGACGGGCTGGCGGCGCTTTCGTCTGTCTGCGGATCGTCAATCAGCACAAGCGACGGGCGGGCTTTGCGGCCGTCGCAAGCCCGCTTCGCGCTCATGCCGCGGATACGGCCGGTGATGCCGGCGACCTTGATGATGCCGCCGGATGCCTTCGATCCTTCAATCGCTGGAAACTGCACTTCGTTGCTAGTCCAAACGATTGAGGTTGATTTGCCCTGATACAGTTGCCCGCTAGCGCGCTGATGGATTTTCTCGAGTTTGGCAATCGGGTAAATCGCTTCGGGGAAATCCTCGAGTAGCGCTTCGTTTGTCTCGCATTCGATTTTCACCGAGTCGAGCATCGTCCGCGCGTGTTCCTCATCCGCGCCCACGATGCAAACGAAATCGCGATGGCCGTAGAGAAGCGCCCATAGCGCGGCCGTTTCGGCCAGCGACGTTTTCCCAGAGCCGCGCGGCATCGCGTAAGCGAATAGGTCGCCACGCAATACGGATGATTCAATGGCGGCGATGACTTCCAAATGATCCGCAGACCACTCTAGGGAAAACGTCTGCGGGAAATACTCATCGCAAAACGCGCGGAAGGATGCCGCGGCGCGGGCCTTCCTCGCGGGGTCAGCCACCGCGGGCAGTTCGCCAATCTCGCGGCCGGCGGCCGATAGCGATTGAATGCGGGCGGCGGCTGCCGCCTTATGGCGTTCGTAGGCTGCGGCCCGCGATGCCGCGGCGGCATCCGCCGCCGCGGCCGGGGCTGCCTTGGCTGCCGGCTTCGCCGGCATCTTACGCGGCGGCTTCGCGGAAGTCTGCGCCGGCGGCTTGGGAGGTTTGGGTTTTTTTGCCATGCTCAATCAGCGGGCAACGCCGCGCGCGTTCATTTGGTCAGCCGGCCGAGCGCGGGCCGCGCGTCGAGGGGCGCGCGTTCGCTCGTCGCGAACTGAAAACGCGGCGGCGGTTGCGGCTTTTGTAAATCGGGCTGGCAAACAAAGTTTTTTTGTTTTTGCGTAGGCTCGCGTGGCCCCGCCCCGCGTCGTTCCGGCCGGTAGTACCTTGACCACCCCCACCCACCCTAGGGGGGTGTAGCAAAATGCTACAGTGCGTTTCGCTGCGGAAATATAGGGCTTTTTGATTGCGACAGTGCAAAAATGCTATAAAACAAGTGGTTTCCGCGTCATGCCGATTCGGCACGCTCTGACCATGCCATATTGTCATATGGTAATAGTGCCTTGTTTTACAGTGCGAAACGCATGGCACGCGCGAACACCCCTTATTTCCTAGTGGCAATATGATTGCTCACGATTTGGGCAACGTCTGCTAACGAATCAATCTCTAGGATTGCTACCCATTTGCGCCCATTGCGACGGTGGCAGACGATCGCGGGAACGCCTTCCGGGGCATCCTGTTTGGCTTGGTCGAGGGCCGCATAGAGTTGCAGCGCCTCGCATCGCTTGACTTCAACGTGTAACGGTAGGTCTAGGCGAACGTCTGGCGAATCGCTTCCGCCTTGATACTGCACCCCACGCCGCGCGCCAGTGTCGCCGCCTAGCGCCGCATTGATCGCGGCAGCGCAATCCCTTTCGCCGCGCTTGCCTTTTTCGCGTTGCATCCTGCCCATAGCATCCCCTAGGTTTGCGTGAATGATTCCGCTTCCGCCTTGCGCTCGCGGCGCTGATCGTCTGCCTTTTCGTGCGCTATCACCAATAGCGTCAGCATTAGCCAGCAAAGAAACACGATAGCCGGCACGATGATGGCGGCAGCCATATCCAGCGGGTCTATGTCGCGATGCCTTACCGGCGTTGCCAATGCCCGTAAGGCTTCCGCGCCTTCGCCTGCGCTTCCATCGCAACGCGGGCAGCCTCCGCAAGTTTCGCGCGTTGCTCCTCGACTGTTCGCCGCAGCGTTTCGATTTCTCGTTTCGCCATCGTCAACAGCGTGGCGTGTTTCGGTTCGTACATTCTTGACGCTTCCGCTGCCGCCTGTAGTTCGTCGCATAAGTTTGCGCCTCGCATGGATAACACCAATGAGAAAAACAAGCCCACAGAAAACCACCAGCGCCGCGGCATCGCTCACCGCATCGATTCCAGCCGCGCTACCTCGCGGGCCGCGTACCACGCGGCTTTGCGAATGTCGAGGATTGCGGCATCGCGCGCGGCCTGCCCGTCGCTGACCTTGAACCCTTGCCTCCAGCAATATTTCACCACGTTGGCTAAGTTCGCCGGCAGCCATTCGACAACTTGGATAGCCTCAATCGCGCGGCCGCATAGGCAACGCGCGGGCAGCGCCGCGTAGTGCGGCGGATGGTTGACGGGATCGGCTGATTTCGGCGCCCGCCCACTCGCCGCCTTCGCGTTTTTATCCGCGCGCGAAACGTCTAGGCGCCCGTCATCCTTCGCGTGGAATCGTGGCGGCTGTGGCAACTCGCCCGCGGAGGAATCCGTTTTCGTTTCGGCGGCTACGGCCGCAGCGTCGAGGCTCGCGTTAACGTCGCGGAGCGCTAGCGCCATTTTGTGTAGCGTGTCGTTTTGCGCTGTCAGTCGCGTAATCTCGCGCATAGACGCGGCCAGCACTGACCGAAGCGATTCGATTTCAGCCGCGGCGGCATCCATCAAATCCGATGCCGGTTCCGCGTTGACCGCGTGAGTCCAGCGGCGAAGCCGCGAAACGATATCGGTTGCATCTTTCATCGGCTGGCCTTTCATAAGTCAATCTGTCGCAGATTAGTAGTTTTATGGATACGTTCGCGGCTTATGTCGCTGGCGGGAACCTGTTGCGTTTTTTGCAACTGCTAACCAAGCCGATCCAGCAACGCGCGGAGCGTGGAGTCAACCCCATCCGGGCCGCCCGTTCCGATGTAGTACGCGACCGCCGCGCGCTCCTCTGCGGTGAGTGTGGCATCCATATCAACCGTAACGTTGCCGCCTTGCACC